TTTCAGATTCATAAAAGTATATTCAATCATATTTGTAAACTTCATTTTGAGATTCGCGTACCATCACTTGAAAAAGCAGAAAAAGTTACCATTACAAAACAGGTTGTTAGTGATTATTTCAAACAAATGCAACCAAAAGAAAAATTATACTATATTACCAAGGCGTTTGAGTTAGAACAATAATAAAATCGATAAACATTGTAAAAATATAAAATTATAAAAATAAATATATATACACGTGTATATATATTTTTTATTGTGCCATATAAGCCTTCGATAATCTACACAAATTATTTAAGTATTCTAATGTATGTGCTTTGTTTTCTTCGCTCATATTTTTAATTGGATTTCGCAATCCGTCAATTCCTCTTAAAACGTCTTGAGAATTTTTCAATAGATTTACGTCTTCTGTATAGTCTTTATTAATAAAATATTCTATATTACCTTCTTGTAATATTTTTCCATAGGGTTGTTCAATAAATTTATCCCATATTTTTATTAATAAAGTAACATTTAATTTTTTTGTAATGGTAAACATAGTTTTAGATGATTGAATATCAGTATTTTCAGGAAAAATACTAATAACATCATCTATAAATTCAAAGAAATGATTGTTAAATGCTGTTAAAATTTTTGATTTATCTGCCATATATTAATAAAAATAAATATTTTTAAATTATAATTTAATTATATTTATAATTTAATCAAAATCCATTGTATTATATTTCACTTGTGGCATTTGGTTCATATTTGGTACATCATTGTTTCGCCTTTGTTGAATATCATCAATAGTTAATGAATCATCCAATTTATCTGGTTTATATGTATCTGGTGGAGTTTGAATGAAATTTATTTCTTGATTAGCAGAAACATAATTATATAATTGTCTTTGATCACCACGTCCTTTAGCACTAAGCTGTTCGGGTGACATATTATAATCAGTATAGTGTTCAGATACTATATTTGATCCTCCGGATCCTCTCATTGAATCAATTGCATATCCTAAAGGTTCTCCATTTCCAAAATTAGCATTCGCAATTTTCTTTTTCATTGCTGGTTCAAAATGTTGAATTATATCATCTCCCATTAAAACCTTATAATTATTTTTAACTAAAAGAAGAGATGGAACGGAATGCACATTGGGTGGTAATAATACTTCACTACCATTTTCTAAAATAATCATTATTTGATTTGTTTTAACATCTCTTCTTCTTTTATCTAAACAATATGCATTAATTGAATCTAATAATCCACCTTTTGACAAAAACTGAATTATTTTTTGACAATGTTTACAGTGATTCGAATAATATAATATGTCCATTGGTTTATATTTTGATAATTTTATTAAAATATAAACGATTTATTTAAAGTGCATTAACACACATAGTATTCAAAAGACGGAAAATAAAGTAATAAACAAAGTATGTAATTAACAAAAATGTGTAGACTCCTGGCAATCCTTTCTTACTTTTATCACTTGACATAAGAAGGGTGACAAGTCTTACTAATATAATAAGAAAGCAAAGAGCCATTAACACAGATAATCCGTAAAACACATTGCAGTAAACAGCAGGAAGAGGTCCAAAAAAGTAATCTAAATACTCATTCATCATATTTATATAATTAAACCATATTTTTTTTATAATTAAAAATATAGAAAATAATGTAAATATAAATTATATCTAAATATTATAAATGGATGACAAAATAATATGGAAAATAATAGGTAAATACTTTAATGATAATCCAAATGTTTTAGTAGACCATCATCTTCAATCATATAATGATTTTTTTAAACACAATATATTTCAAATATTTAAAGAAAAAGAACCTGTTCGCATTCAATCGAATTTTGATAATAAAATAAAAGATTATAGGAATAAGTGTATTATGTATTTTGGTGGAAAAGAAGGCAACAAAGTATATTTTGGTAAACCCATTATTTACGATGATAATAATTCTCATTATATGTTTCCAAATGAAGCCAGATTGCGAAATATGACATACGGATTAACAATACATTACGATATTGATGTTGAATTTTATACTATTCTTGACGATGGTGAATCACCGAGTGTAGTTAATTTAAATGACGAAATTGATATCCAAACAGAATCTGCAGATGATTATTATGAAAAACCCACTTTTAAAAATGTTAAAGAAGATTTTGGTAATTTAGAACCAATAGAAGAAACAACTGAAGGTGGCGCAAAGAAAAAGAAAATACCAAGAGCAACAAGAAATAAAAAACCATATAGAATGACTACTTCTCTTTCTTCTGAAATTAAAAAGGCAACCGAAGAATCAATGATTGATAATAATATTCAGTTTGAATCATTAACATTAGAAAAAATATACTTGGGAAAAATACCTATTATGTTGCAGTCTGATTTTTGCATATTAAATGGTCTTTCGCCCGAAGTTCGCCAGTCAATGGGTGAATGTAAACACGATTTAGGTGGATATTTTATTATTAATGGCAAAGAAAAAACTGTTATATGTCAAGAAAAATTCGCAGATAATGCATTATATGTGAGAACATTTGAAAAAGAAGATAAAAAAGAAGAAGAAGATTTAAAATATTTATGTTCCGCTCGAATTGTCAGTGCTTCATCAAATGTATCTAAACCAAAACGAACATTTTCAGTACATATGGTAGCAACAAGTACTGAATATACAAATAGAAATATTGTTGTTGAAATTCCAAACGTTAGGCAAGTCATTCCATTATGTATTGTATTCAGAGCGTTAGGTGTAGTTAGTGACAAAGCCATTATTGAAATGTGTTTGTTAGATATGGATAAACACAAAAATATGGTGGATTTATTTATTCCCTCTATTCATGATGCTGGAGGAATTGTAACTCAAAAACTAGCAATTGAATATATTTCTACATTTATAAAAAGAAAACGCAAAGAAGAAGTATTAAATATATTATCTGATTACTTTTTACCACATATTGGCGAAACAAATTATATGGAAAAGGCTTATTATTTGGGATATATGGTACATAAATTACTTTGTGTTCATATAGGCATTGAAAAGCCAACAGACAGAGATCATTTCAAATATAAACGAATTGAACTTATTGGTTCATTATTATATGATTTGTTTAGTGACTATTTTACGGAACAGCAAAATATAATACGCAAAAAATATGATACACGTCTAACTTTAAACAAAGGTTTGTATGGAACTAACTTGAAAACACTTATTAATTCTTATAAAGATGCCGTTTTTAAAGAGCGAGTTGTAGATGAAGGCATAAAAATTGCATTTAAAGGGAATTGGGGTGCTCATGCACATACAAAACGTATTGGTATTGTACAAGATTTAAATAGATTATCATTTAATGGATATTTGTCCCACCTACGTAAAACAAATTTACCATTGGATGCAGAAAAATTAGTACCACCAAGATTATTGCATACTTCACAATGGGGATTTATTGATCCAATGGATACACCAGATGGAGGTAATATTGGTTTACACAAAGCTTTGTCTATTAGTACATATGTTTCTAGAGGGAAAATGCCAAGAGAATCAATGATCAAATGGTTGCGAGAAAATATTTCAATGAAATATTTGGAAGAATGTGGTCCAAAATTATTATCAAATATGACAAAAATCATAATAAATGGATATTGGGCAGGAGCGATTTTTAATCCAATCGAATGTGTTGAAAAAATGAGACTATATAGACGCAATGCATTATTACCTATTGATACCAGTATTACTTTTGAAATAAAATCAAATACTATACACATATACAACGATGCTGGTAGATTATGCAGGCCCATTTTTTATAAAGACTTTTTAACAAATAAATTGTCTATTGAAAATTCAAATATTAAAACTTTAATAAAAGACGATGATTTTTCTTGGAATGATTTGGTTACAGGATTTAATGAAAAAAAAATAGAGAACTTTGATAGGAATCATAATAATATTTATGAGTTATTTGAACTATATGATGGAGTCAAAACCGAGACAAATCCAAAAAAGTTGGAAAGATTTATAGCAAAAAAGGCAATATTAGATTATATTGATTGCAGTGAAAGTGAAGATGCCCTAATTGCATTAAATTATGATGATTTTTCAAAAGGAAACTACACACATATGGAAATAAATGAATCGCTTATTTTAGGTATATTAGGGAATCAAGTTATTTTCCCAGAAAACAATCAAGCTCCGCGTAATATGTTTTCTTGTGGACAAACAAAACAAGTATGTTCTATTTATCATTCTAATTATCAGTTACGTATGGACAAATCGGCTATGATTTTGCACTATGGACAAATACCATTAGTAAAATCTAGATATTTGGAGTATTTTAATAAAGAAGAAATGCCATATGGAGAAAACACGATTGTTGCAATTATGTGTTATGGTGGATATAATATGGAAGATTCTGTTTTAATCAACGAAGGTGCTTTACATAGAGGATTGTTCAATACAAGTTATTTTACAACATATGAAACACACGAAGAATTAAACCAAACGAACGAAGGTACTGTGGAAACAAAATTCAAAAATATTGAAAGTGTTTCTGATATTATTGGTAAAAAATCAGGGTACAATTACGACAAACTAGATTCTTATGGTATTATTAAAGAAGGTACTATAGTGGATGATAAAACAATATTAATTGGTATCACGCAAAAATCTCCGAATTCTCCTGAAATAGATATGTCAAAAAAGCCAAAAAAAGGACAACTAGGAATTGTAGATAAATGTTTTATTACAGAAGGAATTGAAGGAGAACGAATTGCAAAAGTTAGAATACGTGAAATACGTATACCCAATTTAGGTGATAAAATGGCTTCTCGTGCAGGACAAAAAGGTACTGTTGGACTAGTTGTTCACGAAAGAGATATGCCTTTTACTAAAGATGGAATACGTCCTGATATTATTATAAATCCACACGCAATACCAAGTAGAATGACGGTTGGTCAATTAGTTGAATGTATAACTGGTAAAGCTTGTGCAATAATGGGTGGATTCAGTGATTGTACTGCCTTTGTAAATAAAGGATCCAAGGTTTCTATATTTGGAAATATACTTTCTAATTTTGGATATCATTCAAGTGGTAATGATATTTTATATAATGGTATGACTGGAGAACAAATAGAAAGTGAAATATTTATGGGTCCAACATATTATATGAGATTGAAGCATATGGTAAAAGATAAGATTAATTATAGAGCACGAGGTCCTATTACTGCAATGACACGTCAATCTGTTAGTGGGCGTGCAAATGATGGCGGTCTTCGAATCGGAGAAATGGAACGTGATGCTGTTGCTTCACACGGAATTGTTGATTTTATGAAAGATACAATGATGGAAAGAGCTGATAAATATAAAATGGCAATATGTAATAATAGTGGTATGATTGCTATTTGCAATCCATCAAAGAATTTATTTTTAAGTCCTATGTGTGATGGTCCAATACGATTTTCTGGTTCTATTGATGGACAATCTATGAATATAGAAAATATTTCAAAATATGGTAGAGATTTTAGTGTTATAGAAGTACCTTATTCATTGAAAGTATTAATTCAAGAACTTATGGCAATTAACGTTCAATTCAGAATTATAACCGAAGCCAATATTGAACAAATTGAATCAATGAGTTATTCAGAAAATATATTAGAACTTTCTGGATTAAAAAAACACGAAGAAATACGTAATATAATAAAGAAAAAACTAGATGAAGATAAACCAAAAGAAGACGAAATATCTCCTGAATGGCATCCAATGCTTACACCACCAAATTTAGAGAATGCCGAATATGAACGTAATCCCGATTCACCGGATTATCCTGAGAGTCCAGAAAGTATAGAAATATCAGAAATGCCTGGAGGTACAAATAATGAATCTATGAAAATAGATAAAGACGAATTTGTAGAAGGTGAAGAAGTTGTGTATATCGAAGATGATGCCAATCCAAAATCGATTTGGACAATTATTAAGAAAAGTCCTAATTTTATTACTATTCAACGCAATCGCGATGATGATGAAATCAATCCAGAAAAAGACATTAAAGTGGTTCGCTCAGATAAAATTGCACGTCCAGGAGACTTTGTATTCAATAGTCCAGATGAAGATATTGCAGAAACTTCTATGAATAATCCCGAATCGCTAAATCCTGCATTAAGCAATATGCCATACAAGGTAAATATTGCACCCGTTATTAATGTTTTAGGTGGTAATGAAAATAAGGATATACAATTTCCTGCACAAACTACATCTGAATCAATTCCTATGATTCCGGAGGATAATAATATAGTTATTCGTAATCCTACTAGTGATGGAAATGTTGTACAGCCAACAAATGCTATCGA